TATGCCGATGGCCGCATAAATTATTTGTCAAGTCTAGTAAGTAATTACTTACTTAACTATGATGCGAACCCATCCTCGTGATGGGTTCAACCATTCCCGAACCGACGAGATTTCACATGCTTTTTGAACGCCAGGTCGAGCGCTTACCCGACCATTATCCTTGGGCTCAGGACTTCATCGAAGCCATGCAGGACGGTTTCTGGACGGCCAAGAAGTTCAGCTTCGACAGTGATGTCACCGATTACGAACTGCACCTCACCGACCAGGAGCGCGAAATCATCAAGCGCTGCCTCGCCGCGATCGCGCAGATCGAGGTCAAGGTGAAGGAATATTGGGCATTGCTCGGCCGCAAGCTGCAGCATCCGTCGATCTCTGATCTCGGCATTGTCATGGCGAATATCGAGGTCATTCATAATAACGCCTACGAAAAGCTCCTCAAGAAGCTCGGCCTGATCAGCGTCTTCAAGGACAACATGCACGTTCCGGCCATTGCCGGCCGCGTCAGTTATCTGAACAAGCACACGGAGCTGGCCTTCAAGGGCGACGATCGCAAGCAGTTCATCTACTCGCTGATCCTCTTCACGCTGTTTGTGGAGAACGTCAGCCTCTTCAGCCAGTTCTACATCGTCCTGTGGTTCAACCGCTTTGAGAACCGCTTCAAGGACGCGGCCCAGCAGGTGAAATACACCCGCAACGAGGAGATGCTCCACGCCCAGGCCGGCATGAAGATCATCAACACGCTGCGCCAGGAATATCCGGAGCTCTTCGACGCTGAGCTCGAGGCGAAGATCAAGGAAGAGTGCCAGGTCGCGCTCGACGCGGAATCCGCGCTGATCGACTGGATGCTCGGCGACTACGACCAGCCGAAGCTCAATGCCTCGATCCTCAAGACCTATGTCGCCCAGCGCCTGAACGAGTCCCTCGCCGGCATTGGCTACACGCCGATGTTCGAGGTCTCCGAGGCTGAGAAGGCCGAGACCTTCTGGATGACCGAAGGGCTGCTCGCGCCCGCCAAGGTCGATTTCTTCCACTCCGAACCCACTGCCTACCAGCAGGCCGACCAGCCTGACGACGACAATTTCTAAGCAAGAAGGAAACGTAAATGCGCCCTGATTGGGAACACTTCAACGACATTGCGTTGAAGACCCTCTCCCGCGGATATCTGCGGGAGGGGATCGCAAAGGAAGACCTCAAGGATGAGGCCATCAAGCGCGCCAACGCGCTTGTTGATGCTGCCGAGAAGGAACTCGGCATGAAGCTGCCGATGGTTCGGTTCGGCATGAAGCGCGGCTGGGTATCGCCGGCCTCGCCGATCTGGTCGAACTTCGGCACGGATCGCGGTCTGCCGATCTCCTGCAACGGCTCGTTCATGGCCGACGACATGGACTCCATCCTGTTCAAGAACGCCGAGATCGGCGCGATGACGAAGGAAGGCGCCGGCACCTCGCTCTACATGGGCGCGCTGCGTCCGTTCGGCTCGCCGATCGCGGGCGGTGGAACGTCGGAAGGTCCGGTTCACTTCGCACGCCTGCCGCAGGAGCAGGTCCAGGTCATTTCGCAGTCGAATGTCCGGCGCGGCAACTGCGCGGTCTATCTCGACATCGAGCACCAGGACATCGATCGCTGGATGCAGATGCGGTCGACGACCGAAGGCGTGCATCACCCGATCCAGCATCTGTCGTTCGGCGTCGTCATTGGCGATGACTGGATGAATGAAATGCTGGCCGAGGGCAAGGGCGGCCCGAAGCGCAAGCTGATGGCGAAGATCCGCAACAAGCGGCGCGAGACTGGCTTCCCCTACATCGTGTTCCGCGACAATGCCAACAACGCCCGGCCGGAGATCCTGAAGCGGCTTGGTCTGTTGATCTATGCCTCGAACCTCTGCACCGAGATCATGCTGCCGTCCAGCCCGGATGAAAGCTTCGTCTGCGATCTGTCGTCAGTCAACGTCCTCTATTACGACGAATGGAAGGGCACCGACTTCGTTAGGGAAATGATCTATTTCCTCGATGCGGTCATGTCCGAATACATCCGCAAGACCAAGGGCAAGCGGCTCATGGCCGATGCGCGGCGCTTTGCCGTGCGCTGGCGCGCTCTCGGCCTCGGAACGCTCGGCTGGCACTCCTACCTGCAGTCGCGTGAGATCCCGATCGAGACGCCGGAAGCCCGCGACCTCAACATCGAGATCCACAAGTATCTGCATGATGAGTCCCACGCCGCGTCCCGCTGGATGGCGGTGCAGTATGGCGAGCCTGAAGGTCTCAAGGGCACCGGCTACCGGAACCTGACCGTCAACGCGATTGCGCCGACCACCTCGTCCTCGATCATCTGCGGCCAGGTCTCGCAGTCCATCGAGCCGTGGGAAGCCGTCGTCTTCGAGAACGACAACGCCAAGGGCGTGTTCACGAACTACAATCCGCAGTTCGTCGCACTCCTCGATCGCCTCGGCATGAACCGCACCGATGTCTGGGAGTCCATCCTGGGAGCAGGCGGCCGCGTCGAGCATCTGGACTTCCTGACCAGGCGCCAGAAGGACACCTACAAGCCGTGGGTCGACATCGACCAGATGGAGCTCGTGCGTCAGAACAACGACCGCACGCCGTTCATCGACCAGGGCATCTCCTTCAACGTCCAGCTTCCGCCCGAAGCAACCATGAAGGACGACATCGACATCATCGTGGCTCTGTGGAAGGGCGGCTCCAAGTCCGCCTACTACCGGAAGGGTCTGAACAAGGCACAGGAGCTGGCCCGTGCCAACGCTTCGTGCGTAGCGTGCGAGGCATAATTATGGGCTATCACATCATGACCAAGCCGGGCTGCAACTACTGCACCCGCGCCAAGGCTCTCCTGAAGGGTCAGAATATCTCCTACACGATCCAGGATCACGACACCGAGGAGAAGATCCAGCGGTTCAAGGACGCCGGCTACAAGTCCTTCCCGATGATCTTCCACGATGGGGTGCTGGTCGGAGGGTATGACGCCCTCGTTGACTACCTGGAATACTAAAAAGTGGCGCTTCGGCGCCACTCTCTTTTTGTGCGATCCCGCGACGATCGCGCTATAAGTTAAGTAATCACTTACTTTACGAGGATGCGATGACTGAGGAAGAACTCGAAAAGCGCGGGAAGGCGTTCTTCGACAAGCTGCACATCGATGACAAGACCGCGCTCAAGTGGTTCCTGACCGGCCAGATCCAGAACATCTTGGCGAATGAGCACGGTGTCGGTGGATCCAAGGGTGTTCGCGATGCGGTTCAGGAGAAGGCAAATGCGCGGATCAACTCCCTCCTAAACGACCAGGCTTTTCAGGAAAAGCTCGCCGAGCGCCTGGCAAGCAAAAGCCGGATCAATTTCACCAAGCTCATCGAGAAGGCGGCCGAGACCGAGACGCTCAAGGCGATCGAGAAGGCAGTCGGCTACGCCGCGAGCCGCGTGAAGGTCAAGGTTTTCATCGAGCCCGATCCCGAAGACGGCGCCTCTCCGGCACCCGACTTCGGCAAGTTTTAACACAGGAGAGAATATGTCAGGCAAGGAACGTATGTTCGCCAAGATCGTCTTGGCTTCGAAGTCTTGGGCAACGACCGCCCTGCCGCTGATCACGGTGCACCTGCACTATCCGGACATCATCCATGGTGAAGTAATGACGCATCGGGTGTTCAGCCGCAACGCTCGCTCGATGCGCGCAGTTCCGGTCGCCACGATGGTCAAGGAAGTGCGCGAGGATCCTTTCGTTCCTTGGCATTGGGGCAAGAACCAGAAGGGGATGCAGGCTTCCGAGGAATGCAACGAGCAGGTTAAGATCGGTTCTTATTGGGAAGGCGGCCCGCATCAGGATCGGGAGGTCGCTATTCTGAAGACCCGCGAAGAAGCATGGCGCCTCGCCGCGAATTCCGCAGCGGATTTCGCCGAAAACTATGCCGACGCCGGCTATCACAAGCAGATCGCCAACCGCATCATCGCGCCCTACACCTGGAAGCACACGCTGATCACGTCGACCTCGTGGGCGAACTTCCTGCATCTACGCGATCACGAAGATGCCGAGCCGCACTTCCACGACCTGGCTGCGATGGTTCGTGAAGCTCTTGCCGGCGCCAACTACCAGTTCCTCAAGAACGGCGATTGGCACCTGCCCTATGTCACCGCGCAGGAGAAGAAGCTGCACAGCCTTGACGTGCTGCGCAAGCTCTCAGTCGCCCGCTCTGCCCGGATTTCCTACGCACCGTTCGACGGCGACTATTCGATCGCCCGCGAGCTGGAGCGGTATGACCTCTTGGTAGGATCCTCGCCGCTGCACGCCTCGCCGACCGAGCACCAGGCCACCCCCGATCGTCTGATCACGGCAACGGCCGGCGAGCAGATCTACGAGAACGCCAAGCTGGCCGGCAATTTCGCGCCGGGCTGGATTCAGTATCGCAAGACCCTCACCAACGAATACATCAAGGATATCGCAGCATGAAGAAGCTTGCCCTCATTGCGGCACTGGCCGCAACCACCCTGATCGCCGGCTGCGGTGTTAATCCCGACTCCGCAAAGCGCTCTCTCGAGGCGCAGGGCATCACGCAGGTCCAGATCGGCGGATACCCGTTCTGGGGCTGCTCGAAGGGCGATAACTTCGCCTCGAAGTTCACCGGCATCGGCGCCAATGGAAAGCCGGTCTCCGGTGTCCTGTGCAGCGGGTTCCTGAAGGGCATCACGGTTCGCTATGACTAGCATGACCATGAGCTTCGATGTGGAAGAGCGTCGCAACGGCTGGCTCTATCGCTTTCCTTCGGGCGACGAGAACGCTCTCTGGTTCGGCCCCTTCAAGACGCGCGCAGCGGTCGAGGAAGCCGCGATCAAGGCGTGCGAGGAACATTTGGCGCAGTCCGTTCTGGAAGCGCTTGGTTTAAAATAAGGAGAAATGAAAATGGGTGCATCCTTTAACGAAGCACAGCAGCTCCGCGTGAAGCTGCTCAACGACGGCGCAAAGGTTCCGGAATACGGATCCGAGGAAGCTGCCGGCGCGGACCTGTTCGCGAACTTTGTCGGCCTGACCTCGCAGGATACGGTTCTGACCGTCCTTCCGGGGCAGCGCGTCCTGATTCCGACGGGTATCGCGGTGGAAATGAATCCCGGCACCTATGCCGAGGTCGCACCGCGTTCCGGCCTCGCCTTTAAGCAGGGTGTTGCGGTCCTGGGCGGTATCATCGACAGCGATTACCGCGGCGACATTGGCGTGATCCTGCTCAATACCTCGGAGAAGTCCGTTGAGCTGAAGCACGGCGACCGGATCGCCCAGCTCATCATCAAGCCGTATGTTCGCGGCGTGTTCTCCGTCGCCGAGTCCCTCGACGAAACGAACCGCGGCGAAGGCGGCTTCGGCTCGACGGGCAAGTAATATGCTGTTCGGCATCACCGGCGCGGCCGGCACGGGAAAGACCACGCTCGCGAAGCGTGTCGCGGAAGACCTGGGCATTACCTACTTGTCTGGTTCGATCACTGAAATCGCAAAGCGCCACGGGTTTGATCCTGTGGCGCCAATGAGCCTGCAGGATCGCATCCGGCTGCAGTTCAAGCTTCTGGAAGACCATGTGTCTATGGTCGCCAAGGCAGAACGGCCGCTGATTGTCGATCGCACCCCGATTGATCTCGTTGGCTACATGCTCGCTGAAATCGACATGCACAGCCATATGCGTCTCACCTCGGAAGAGATCGTCGCGATCGAGGAATACGTCGATCTTTGCCTCGAAACCACGGCGAAGCTCTACGACTACATCTTCATCCTCGGCCAGCTTGATCATTACGAGGTCAAGGAAAGCCGCCCGGCCGACAACCGCGCCTACCAGACGCACACCCAGCTCATCATGCAGGGCTGCATGTCGCGGATCTACGGTCGGGTCAACTTCACGATCATCCGTCAGCAGGATCTCGAGGCGCGCCACGAGCTCGTCTTTGATACCGTGGTGAAACGGATGGACGATATCTCGCGGGAACGGTCGAGCTCGGCTCACATTCACTGAATTCTTCCCGCGCATAACCTGATGCGCTCCAACGAGCGCATCGCTATAAGTGAAAATGTAAGTAAGCACATACTGACAACAAGAGAGACGACGATGACCGGAACGCGCATCGCACAGGCCGCATTCGTCGCCTCTTTTCTCTTTGTCGCATGGTGCCTGACGCTGAATTTGACCTGAATCCCTGAAGGAGAAAGTGCATGCATCTCGAAAACCAGGCTTCCGACGCAGCCGCATCGACCGAAGTCACGAAGATCGACCCGACCCTGGCATCGATCCGCGCTGAGCGGGAAGCTGCTGAAGCCGAACGCGCCCGCATCCAGGCTGAGCGCGAGGAAGCAGCTCGCGTCCGCGCAAAGCGCGCCCTGCTCGGCGAAGTCCTGAACATGCAGACGGACGTGGAAGCGCGCTTCCAGGCGGTGAAGGCGCAGAAGAAGCTCCTCAAGAGCCTTCGCGAAGATCTGAAGGCGCTCGACACCGATGACGAGCTGACGGCCGACGAGCTCAGGGCGCTCCTGCAGCGTGGCTACGAAGCCTACACCGGCAGCGCCCCGACGTTCCACAAGGGCGGCGTCGTCACTGCTGACACCATCATCGGCATTCTGAAGGGTGGTCTGAGCCCTGTCCGCTTCGCTGCTTGATTGAAATAGGCGCCGACAACCGTCGGGTCGGCGTCTAGGGGAGCCGGCTGCCGAAAGGCCCGGCTTCCCACCAGCCCACGACACATGAGCCGGGGTAGCTTAGGGCAGAGCGGCGACCTACAGAGGTC